AAATCATCCGTAAGACTTTCTACGACGGTGGCGTCGACGAACTGGTTTCTACTCGTCGTCTTGAGCACATCGTCAATGCTTACGCGATGTTTAATTCACGCAGCAAGGCAATCGAACTTTGCGTTAATCGCTTCGATGCCGATACCAAGGCAGCATTCCTCGACCTCTATAAGAAAGTCGACGTTGATGCAGTGCCAGATGATGGTGTGAATGAAGATGCATATTTTAACCAAATGACTGAAGAAGTCCCATTCTAAGGAGAAACTATGACAATTGAATACAGATATAATGAGGGTGATCTCCTACGGGAGATCACCGACTACGTAGATTCCACATATGATGGACATTACGCACAAAACCAATATCAGGCGACCGAGTTTATTATCGACGGTGGTCATGGTATTGGATTTACTGTTGGGAATATTTTAAAGTATGCTCAACGTTATGGTCACAAGGGAACACCTGAAGACTGGCGTAAGGATCTCATGAAGGTCATTCATTACGCAATCATTGCATTACATGTGCATGATGAAGAAGTTGGAGTCGAAGATGATTTCGACGAAAATACTTTTGTTCTAAACACCGATACTGAATCATTTACTACCATGGGAAGTGCAACAAATACCTTGACTTTCTTCAATAATGATAGTATAACTGATGGTGGTACTATTACTTTACCACGTCTTAAAACCTCTCTGACTACTAAGGATTAATATATTATGAAGATCTCAAATGAAACTCTCGCCGTTCTAAAGAACTTTGCCTCGATTAATACGAACATTGTCGTTCGCGAGGGTTCAGTTCTTGCGACCGTGAGTGAAGGTAAGAACATTCTGACTCTTGCCACTGTCTCCGAATCATTCCCTCGCGAATTCGCAGTGTATGATTTGCCCAACCTCCTTGCTCTTCTCAGCATCTGGGACGAACAAGATATCGAGTTTGAACAGTCGAGTATGTTCTTGCGTAAGGACAAGTCGGAATTCGAGTATGGTTATGCTGACCCATCAGTAGTTACCGCTGCTCCCTATAAGTCACTCGAGATTGATCCGTTCTTCACCTTCAAGATGACTGCTGCTGAGATTGGCATGGTCCAGAAGGCAGCATCCATTCTTTCTGCTCCGACCATGAGCGTTGTCTCAAAGGGCGGTAAGGTGACTCTGACTGTTAGCGACCCTGCTAATCCTCGTGCAAATGCATTCCGTCGCGAACTAGACAATAACGCAGATGGTGACTTTGATTGTCGTCTGAAGGTCGAGAACCTGAAGGTTATTGCTGATGACTATGAGGTAACACTCGGAAAGAAGAAGGCAATGCACTTTAACAACCTGACCAAGAAGTTGGAATACTGGTTGGCGATGGAACCTTCGTCGGTCGTATAAGGATACAGTCATGGATAAGTTAGAAATTACATTTAGTGCACGAATTCCGTATGACAATGATGTAGATGGTCGTGCAATGTCTATCGAATTCACTACAAGTAGTGTTGAAGAAGTCATTCGTCAGTTTAATAAATTCCTGATTGTCAATGATTGGGATGCTCAAGTGGAGAATGTTAATGGTTGATAATCTACCGACAGTTGTTCCGAGTGTAGTCTTCAAGACTCGTGTTCGTGATGATACTATTGAGGATTTGAATCCTTATCGTTGGGAGGATGTGACATCGTTCGATCTTTTCGCGGGTAAACGTGTCATCCTATTCTCGCTTCCTGGAGCATTTACGCCTACTTGTTCGACAATGCAACTTCCTGGATTCGAAGAACTGGCGATGCGTTTCTACTCTCATGGTATTGACGATATCTACTGCCTGTCAGTCAACGATTCATTCGTTATGAATTGTTGGGCGAAGGATCAGAAACTAGAGCATGTTAAGGTTATCCCTGATGGTTCTGCAGAGTTTACTTCTGGTATGAACATGGAAGTTTATAAGGACAATCTTGGTTTTGGCATTCGTTCTTGGCGGTATGCAGTTGTTGTAGATAATGGTAAGATCGAGAAGTGGTTTATCGAACCTGGGAAGGAAGATAACTGCGAGACTGATCCGTATGGCGAGACTGATCCATACACTATCTTGCATTGGTTGCAAACGAATAGTTAATCAAACTTCGCTGAGGGTGATGTCTGCTGCTGCGAAGAGCGTCATCGATGAGGCATCACCCACCTTTTATTATGGAGATTATTATGAGCAATGAACAATTCCTTTGGGTTGAAAAGTATCGTCCTCGTAAATTGGACGACTGTATCCTTCCAGATGCACAATTGAACACCTTCCGCCAGTTTGTTGAGTCTGGTGAAATTCCTAACATGCTTCTTTGTGGTACTGCGGGTGTTGGTAAGACTACCATCGCTCGAGCAGTCTGTGAAGAACTTGGGTGCGATTACATCATCATCAACGGTTCTGACGATAGAAATATTGAAACTCTGCGTGTCAAGATTACAGAGTTTGCTGCGTCGGTTTCATTTAATGGTAAACCCAAGATCGTAATTCTTGATGAGGCAGATTACCTCAATCCAAATTCAACTCAACCTGCGCTTCGTGCGTTTATTGAGCAATATTCAAACAACTGTCGGTTTATCTTTACTTGTAATTTCAAGGATAAGATTATCTCTCCTCTGCATAGTCGTTGTGCAGTCATCGAATTTAAACTTACCAAGGCAGACCGTCCGAAAATGGCAGGTCGGTTCATGAAACGATTGACTGACATTCTTCGTGGAGAAAATGTCACCTTCGATGAGAAGGTGGTCGCTCATGTTCTCAAGAAGCACTTCCCTGACTATCGCCGTGTTTTAAACGAACTGCAGCGGTATAGTGTCGGCGGCACTATTGACGAGGGTGTTCTTAATACCAGTCGTGATCTTGATATGAAGAGTCTTTTGACTTATCTTCAAGGCAAGGATTGGACGAAGATGCGTGCATGGGTTGTAGAAAATATGGATAGTGATCCTAATGCAATCATTCGTAAGATCTATGACAGTTATCTTGATGAATTTAAAAATATTCCTGCCATCATTCTTCTTCTCGCTGACTATCAATACAAGGCAGCATTTGCAGTCGATCAGGAAATCAATCTGGTTGCGTGTTTGACTGACATTATGGCGACTGCGGTGTGGAAATGAAGGAAGCAATCCTAGAAGGTTTGGGTGAACCTACTAAGATTTACACTGCAGAAGATTATGTTGAGAAGATAACTAAGATAAGTCCATTTGAATTTGTCAAGAACATCAATCAACAAAAGAATCTCATTGTAGACGAACGATCAGAAAAACAATACACCCCATATATCATTAATCGAGCACTTTCGCTAGATCGAGAAACCATCGTTCAAGCGAATGAGGTCAATTGCCGTCCTCACCTAGCTCATGCTCTCCAAAATGCATTTCTTATAAATACTATAAGGGCGAAAAACCGATGGAATCCATGGTTGAAGTCCGAAAAGAATGCTGATGTAGAGTTGATCAAAGAGTATTATGGTTATAGCAATGAAAAAGCACGCCAAGCACTCTCAATTCTCTCTGAAGAACAAAAACAATACATAAAAGAGAAATTGAATAAAGGTGGCAACAAATGACTGATGATTTTTTTGATATCGACTTTCCAGGGTATGCACCCTTAGAAGTAACCCTCAAGAATCCCGACGACTTTCTAAAGGTGCGAGAAACTCTTTCTCGTATTGGGGTAGCATCACGCAAGGAAAAGACTCTTTTCCAGTCCTGCCATATCCTCCACAAACAGAGCAGATACTTTATTGTTCACTTCAAGGAACTCTTTGCCTTAGATGGTAAGGGTGCTGACTTTAGTGACAATGATTTAGAACGTAGAAATACTATTGCCAAGTTGCTCGGTGACTGGGGTCTAATAGATATTAAGAATCCAGAACTGCACGAAAATTGTGCACCACTAAATCAGATTAAGATTATCGCCTATAAAGAAAAGGGCGAGTGGGAACTGGTTCAAAAATATAATATTGGCGCAAAAAGAAATTAAAAAAACTATTTACTTTTCTTCTAAATTGTAGTATAAATAGAGTGTGCCATGCTTCGGATGGCACACTTTTTTAAACTCGCTTAATAGGAGCAAAATATGAAATTTAATACAACTAATTTAGCAGACTTCGACCGTTATTTTGTTGGCGCTGATCGCGTCATGAAACGGTTGGCAGATATTGCTGATCAATCGGCACAGATGATGCCAATTAAATATCCTCCATACAATATCAAGAAAGTCGATGAAGATCGCTACGTAATCGAACTGGCAGTTGCTGGTTTCGGTAAAGCGGACATTGATATTCAATTGCAAGAGGGTATGCTAAGCATCCAAGGAAAGTGCGATTCATCTGAGTCTACTGAATATCTCTACAAGGGAATTGCAGAGCGAGGATTCAAACGTGAATTCACTCTAGCAGATAACGTAGAAGTAAAGAGTTCTTCTCTGGTTAATGGTATGCTGAAGATTTGGTTGGAAGCATTTATTCCAGAAGAAAAGAAAGCAAAGAAAATCGACATCACTGATGAGGATAGTGAGTATCCATCGCAGGCTGCCGAATTCTTAGCAGAAGGTAAAACCAAGTAATCTT